GGGAGACCGGGCGGGCACCCTCGCACGCGCAAATTTCCCTTTTTGAACAACTCTCATTAGGCTTGTTTGAAGGTGATTTCCGTGGGCAGAAGAGCTAGACCTGTCGAACTACTCGTCTTGACTGGCAAGAAACATCTCACGAAAAAGGAAGCTGCTGCTCGCCGCCAGGCTGAGGGTGCCTTACGTCCGCCAAGTGCCGGCAAGCAGCTCTACGCACCTCGCTGGTTGAGCAAAGCGGCGCAGAAGGAGTGGCGTCGGGTTGTTGCGCTCATGGCCGACCTCGGGGTTCTCACCGAGGTCGACACTAACACTCTCGCTGTCTACTGCGACGCGGCTGTTCGCTATGCCGAGGCCGCGAAGCAGGTAGAGGAACAGGGCGCGGTCATTGAGACCGAGCATGGCCCACGCCAAAATCCAGCCGTCCTCGTGGCTGAGAAGTACTGGCGCATCATGAACAAGGCTGCCGCTACGCTCGGGCTTGATCCAGCGTCTCGGGCGTCGTTGGCGAGAGCCAAAGCTGCGGAGCAACAGAAAGACGACTTCGACAAACTCTTCGGCACCGGGTCGGGCCGGTGATGAGTCGTGGATCCGGTCACGAAGTACGCCCGTGATGTCACCGAAGGACGCATCGTCGCGGGGCACCTGGCACGCTGTGCCTGCCAACGACACCTCAATGACTTAGAGCGGAGCAAGCAACGCGATTATCCGTGGACTTTCGACCCGACTCGAGCTGAGCGGGTTTTTCAATTTTATCGCTTCTGCCGGCACGTGAAAGGACCTCTTGCCGGCAAATCTATCGAGCTCGAGCCCTGGCAGAAGTTCATTTTAGGCAGCGTCTTCGGTTGGATTGACAAGCGAACCGGCCATCGGCGATATCGCAAGGCCTTTGTCGAGGTTGCTGCGGGAAATGGCAAGAGTACCCTGCTCTCGGGTCTAGCGCTGTATATGCTCCTGGCGGACGGAGAAGAAGGTCCGGAAGTTTATGCTGCTGCGACCAAGGCGGAACAGGCTAGGATCGTGTTTAACGCTGCCCGGCGCATGGCTATCCGGTCGCCGGAGCTTTTACGCCGGCTGGAACCGGCGAAAGCCCGAATAGAGTGCTCGCTCAACGGCGGTGTGTTTAGGCCCCTGAGCCGGGATGACCAGCAGCGCGGAGACGGTCTGGCACCGCATTTGGCTATCATAGACGAGTATCATGCACATGATACATCCGAGATATACGACGTTCTCTCGCAGTCGCTGCCGAAGCGGGCGCAGCCGCTGCTCTTTGTGATCACCACCGCAGGTTACGACCTAGCTGTACCGTGCTACGCGGAGCACCGCTACGCCGAGAAGATACTCCTTGGCGAAATAGAGAACGACGAGTACTTCGCGTACATCGCACAGTTGGACGAGGGCGACAATCCTCAGGATGAGGCAGTCTGGATCAAGGCAAATCCGCTTGTCGCCTCCACCGATTGGGGCCTCCGGCAGCTTCGGGCGTCGCTGAGAGAAGCCCTCGAAGATCCGGGCAAGATGCGGAACTTCCTCGTGAAGAACATGAACATGTGGCTTGACCAGCGCGAAGAGGGCTACATGCCCATGGACAAATGGCGGGCCTGCGCGGCCAGCGAAGATAACCCGATGCCCGACCTTGCCGGGCGGGCTTGTTACATCGGCGTGGACCTATCGGCGAAGATTGACCTGACATCCGTCGCGATAGAGTTTCCCCTCGGCGACGGGCGATTCGCGGTGCTGTCGCACTCATTCATTCCGGCGGAGCGGCTTCAACAGCGCAGGAAGACCGATAAACAGCCGTACGATTCCTGGGTTCGCCTCGGCTGGCTCACGGTTATCCCGGGCGCGGTTGTAGACCAGCAAGCTATCATCGACTGGATTGAGGCCCAGGCTGCCGAGCATGGCTGGAAAGTCCGCGAGATATGCGTCGATCCATGGAACGCTACGCAGTTCGCTGTTGAGTTGCAGAAGCGGGGCTTTACGGTCGTTGAAATCACCCAGGGCATCCGGACACTTTCGCTACCGACAAAAGACCTAAGAGAGCGGGTATTGAAAGGACAGATCGTCCACGACGGTAGCCCTGTGATGACCTGGGCGATAGGCAACGCCGTGGAGCGCCGGGACCACAACGGGAACATCATGCTCGACAAAGCCAAAAGCCGTGATCGGATCGACCCCGTAGCGGCGTTAAATACAGCTCATGCCCGAGCGATGCACCACGAGGTGACAAGCAGCTATGACCCGAACAAGTATGCGACAGAGGACGTTCTTTCTAAGATTTGGGGATAAAATTCGCGGCTGGCTTCGTCCGCGCAACCAGGCTACTAGCGTTAAGTCTGCAGGGCTAAACGACCCTCAGCTGCTCGAATGGCTCGGCATTGACCCGGACGAGATTGCTGTCCGGGGCGAGAAAGGCCTTCGCGAGGCGACCGTTTACGCTTGCGTCAAGATACTGAGCGAGGCCGTCGCCAAGTTGCCGCTGAAGGTCTACCGAGAAGGACCTCGCGGTGCTGAGAAAGCTACTGACCACTATCTCTATCCGCTTCTGAAAAGCAGGCCGAACCCGTACATGACCGCCTACGACATGTTCAAGGCCGTCGAGGTGCAACGCAACCTGCACGGCAACGCCTTCATCGTGCCCGAGGTGGTTCAATCCGGCCCGGACCGAGGCCGAATTCGCTGGCTGTGGCCGGTTGATGCCAAGGCGGTCGAAATTTGGGTTGACAATCGTGGCCTGTTCGAGGCCAAGAATCGAGTCTGGTACATCGTGCGCATCAATGGAGACGAAGTTCGGCTTCGGCCGGACGAGGTAATTCATCTCAAAGCTATGACACTTGATGGTATCGTCGGTGTGAGCCCGCTGCAATATTTGCGCTGGCTTGTGGAATCCGGGGCTGCCGGCACGCGCCATATCCGGGATTTCTTCAAGCAAGGCCTTCAGGTCAAGGGAATAGTACACTACACCGGCGATCTCAGTCCGGAGGCCGAACAGGTCTTCCGGGAGCGCTTTGAACGCATGGCTGCGGGGCTCAAGGCAGCGCACAGGGTGGCTCTCCTGCCCATCGGTTACCAGTTTCAGCCGCTGGAGCTGTCCATGACCGACGCGCAGTTCCTGGAGACGGCACAGTTGACAGCTCGGCAAATCGCGAATGCCTTCGGTGTCAAGATGCATCAGCTCAACGACTTGAGTCGAGCGACCCACACGAACGTGACCGAGCAGCAAAAAGAGTTCTACCAAGACACCCTACAGTCAATTTTGACCTCTTATGAGCAGGAACTGACGTATAAACTCTTTACTCCGAGCGAGATCGAGCAGGGCTACTACGTGAAATTTAACGTCGATAGCATCCTGCGATCCGACATTAAGACTCGCTACGAGGCTTACCGCATCGGCATCCAGGGCGGCTTCCTGAAGCCGAACGAAGTCAGGGCTTGGGAGGAGCTGCCGGCAGAGCCGGGCGGCGATGTGCTGTTAGTGAATCAAGCCATGACTCCGCTAACGAGTGTGGCTCCAAGCAAGCCAAGACAACCGTCTGGAGGCGATACAGATGAAGAATAAACCGTTCTGGCAATGCAGACTGGCGGCGGACACCGGCAAGAAAGCCGGTGAACTGCTTATATACGGACCGATTGGCGACCAGACTTGGTTTGGCGATGAGGTGTCTCCGAAACAGTTCCGTGAAGATTTGCAGGCTTTGGGCGACATCGAGGAGTTGCGGGTTTATATCAACTCGCCTGGGGGAGACTTCTTCGCTGGCAACGCGATTTACTCCATTCTGAAGCGTCATAACGCGCTCAAGGTAGTGTACGTAGACGGCCTTGCTGCCTCAGCAGCGTCTCTCGTTGCGATGGCTGGGGACCTCGTCATTATGCCAACCAACGCTCTCATGATGATACACAACCCCTGGGCGGTTGTGACCGGAGATGCGAATGTGCTCCGCAAGGTTGCTGACGACTTAGATCTCATCAGAGAGAGCATGATCGCAGTTTACTCGGGCCGCACAAAGCAGTCTAGGGACAAGATCATCTCGATGCTAGACGCGGAGACGTGGATGACCGCGAAAGAAGCCGTGGATCTCGGGTTCGCTGATGAGATCGAGGAAGCGAAGAAGGTAGCGGCGTCCCTGAACGGGACAAAGGTAGTAATCAACGGCGTCGAAGTTGACCTCACGCAGTACCGGAATGCCCCCGACCTTGGGCGGATAGCCACGGTCCGCGCCGGCGTCTCGCCTGAGGACGTGTCCGATAAGTTAGCCCCAGAAGATACGCCGTGGGAGGCCCCGAATCTTGAGGACTTCACGGACAAGTCTTGGGACGAGCTGACCGACGCCGAAAAGCGGCGTATCGCTGGGCATTATGCCTGGGCCAGGACCATGCCGCCGGAGGCCTTCGGTGATCTGAAACTACCGCACCACCGACCTTCTGACGGGGCTGTGGTCTGGCGCGGTGTGGCGAACGCTGCGGCCCGACTTGACCAGACGGACCTGCCAGCCGAAGATGTGCCGAAAGTTCGCAGGCATCTTGCAAGACACTACTGGCAATTTGAGCGGACTCCACCCTGGGAGGACGCTCTTGACGATAAGCTCCGGCTCTTGGGCCTGGAGCTCGAGTTACTACACGGAGGTCGATGAGAATGATAAGGGAACTCAGGGATTTACAGATGAAGCTCGCCGACGCTGAGCAGAAAGCCAGGCTCGCAATTGGCGAGGGGAACGTCAACGCAGCAGAAAAGGCGATGGAAGAGGTCAGGGCGCTTAGGAAGCAGATTGCCATGCTGCAAGAGCTTGACGCTGAAGATCGGCGGCAGGCGGCCGGCCTGACCGTAAAGGACGCGGCCGATCTTGAAGAGGAGTACCGGAGGGTATTTCTGGCTGCGATCCGGCGCAAGGGGCTGTCTGCAGACGACCTAAGCATTGCAAACGAGTACCGCAAGATGGTTTTTGCCGTCATGCACGAGGGCGGCGTGACCGGTGACCCCGGCGATGCTGGCCTGCTCGTGCCTCAGGATCTCCAGACCAGGATCAACCAGATTCTGCGCGACATGCCGGACCTGACACAGTACGTTCGGGTGGAGCGCGTGAGCACCCTGAGCGGCAGCCGCGTCCTTGAGGCCGACGGGGACATGACCCCGCTGGTCGTAGTCGACGAGTACGGCCAGATTCAGCCCATGGACGAACCCAAGTTCACCAGCGTGCCGTACAAGCTGGTCAAGCGGGCGGGTTTCCTGCCCATCACCAACGAACTCCTGGCCGACAGCGACCAGAACATCATGGCGTACCTGGCGGACTGGATCGCCCGCAAGGTGCTGGTGACACACAACACGCTGATCGTGACGCTGCTCGACACGCTGAGCGCCAGCCCCCTGGCCGACTTGGATGCCATCAAGAAGGTACTGAATGTCGACCTCGACCCGGCCATCAGCCAGAGTGCGGTCATCATCACCAACCAGGACGGCTATCACTGGCTCGACACCCAAAAAGACAGCATGGGACGCTACCTGCTGGCTGACGACATCACCCAGCCTGGTCGGAAGCTGCTCTTCGGGCGGCCGATTCAGCCTGTGAGCAACCGCTACCTGCCGTCCCGAGTCGATCAGACCGAAGGTAAAACCTACGCGCCCATCTATATCGGCAACGGCAAGCAGTTCGCCGTCTGGTTCACCCGCGGGACCTACGAGCTCGCTTCCACCCGTGAGGGTGGAGAAGCGTGGCGTCGTGACAGCACCGAGCTGCGCGTCCTCACCCGCGACGACCTAAGGCAGTGGGACGCCGCTGCGATGGTGAAGGGCGAGCTAGATGTAACTCCGGCGGTGTGATAGGTCATGGTCAAGCTACGAGTGATTTATGGGTTCCGTGATCTCGAGGCCGGTGTTCACCGCAAACCCGGTGAAGTATTCGAGGCTTCTGAGGCCCGGGCGCGGGTGATTTTGGGGGCTGGGGTCGCTGAGGTTGTGGAGACGACCGATGAGGTGGTTTCGGCCACCGCGCAGAAGACCGACGTGGACAAGCGGCGGAGCAAGACCAAGAAAAGGTGATTTGAATGCTCACCCTGAGCGAAGTAAAGCAGTGGCTCAGGCTGGAGGAGAGCGATACCGCAGAGGACGCTCTCCTCCAGTCGCTTATCGACACGGCCACGGAGTATGTGCGCAACGCGGTGCCTTCGGGCATGACCCTAGACGGGAATCCCATCGCGGGGCTGTTGGTCCGGGTTCTGGTGGCCGACTGGCACGAGAACCGGACCTCTATCGGTCAGGTAAGGCCGGAGATGCTGCCGACGGTTCGCGTTCTTGTGACCCAGTTACAGTGTGCTTATCCGGTCGTCGAGACGGTCTGGCTGCCTGACGCTACGGCGGGAGTCGAGTACTATGTCGCCTTGCGGGCAGGGGGAGGCGTGCCGCCTTATGTCTGGAGTGTAGAGAGCGGCTCATTGCCGGACGGTCTCGACCTTGATCCCGATACGGGAGTCATCAGCGGAACCCCAACCGTCGCGGGCGACTTCTCGTTTGCGGTGCGGATCACCGACAGGAGTGTTCCTGCAAAGACAGCCAGTCGGTTACTTGCCCTCAAGGTGGTGGAGGCGTCGTGAACATCGGGGACCTCCGGCACCGCATCACCCTCCAGGAGTGTGTCTCGGGGCAGAACGAGGCCGGGCAGCCCATTCAGGAGTGGCACGATGTTGCCACCGTGTGGGCTGCAATAGAACCTCTCCGTGGTAGGGAGTACTGGGCAGCCGCTCAAGTGCAGTCCGAGGTGACTACCCGCATCCGAATCCGCTACCGGTCCGGCATACGGCCGGATATGCGGGTGCTGTACGGAGGGCGGGTTTTCAACGTTACTGCGGTTATCGACCCCGAAGAACGGCACCATGAACTGCAGCTCATGTGCAAAGAAGTGACTTAGATGGCCAGAGGGTTCACGATCGAAGTTGAGGGGCTGGACGAAGCTGTGCGCCGGGTCCAGTCCCTAATGTATGCCCTCGAGGCGAAGGACGTTGAGAAGGTTCTCGAAAAGGGCATGCGAGAGGTTCGCGACGAGGCTAAGAGACGGGTGCCGGTGAGGACAGGTCTCTTGAAGAGCGCGATCAAGGCGCGTATAGGGAAGAGGCGCGGGAGATTCGTCGCCAATGCGTTCGCGGCCGTCGACTACAAGAAGGCCCACCATGCCTACCTGGTCGAGTATGGCACCCGGCACTCTCAGGCGAAGCCCTACTTTAGGCCGGCCTGGGATAGCAAGAAGGATCAGGTAAAGAAGCAAATCGAGGAAGACCTGCGGAAACTGCTGGAG